TGATCACCAACATGTCCAATGTGGTCCTGCCTGACGCGGCTGCAACGCCCGTCAATCAGATCTTCACCCCCGCCTCGCGTGTCGCGGAAAACACCGCCCGCTGGATCTGCAAACCGGTTTCCGGTGCTCTACTGGGTGCGAAAGTACTCCAGCTAAGCATTCGGGAACCAGCCGACCCGGAGACCGGTGTCTACCGTGAAATCGTGACTCTGGCCGTACCGAAGCTTGATCTCTCGGTGCCTTCGGCACCTAAATTGATCGGCATCGGCCGTGCCAAGGTCGAGTTCATCTTCCCTGCAAGTTTCACTACGCAGGAGAAGAAGGACTTGGTCAAGATGTTCGAGCAAGCACTTCTGCTCGGTAGCGCAACTACTCTCGGCGATAACATCGTAGAGGGCAGCGCGCCTTACTAACACATCTGTCACATCGGAGGTATCTATGGCTTATAAGCCTGATAGACATGTTGCTCTTGCTTTTGAGCGCATGTGCATTTCCTTCAACACGCCCAGGTCATTGGCTGCCTACCTGCTCTTTACGAGCGGAGAGCATCTTCAGCTTGCTAAGTTGGAGATTTCTGCCAATGATTACCTTGAACACGATTACGACCGCTTTCGGGATGACTACCTTATTACCGAGTATCTCTCGAAGTTCGAGAATCTCGATACGGGTGTCGATCGAGCGCAGGTCGCCCTCAGTACTTGGCAACAAGCTGAGGAGAAGTGTCGCGCCACAAACCAACGTATCCGTACACTCTACGACCGGGGTGAAATCCCGGCTACGACCCTTGACATCCTGTTGAGGGCGCAGCAAAAGATCGAGAGCTGCATCGGTGCGCGGGTGAAGTGGTCCGCGATGCTAAATCGGTTCAGGTGGGGGCCCGGATCTACTGCAACGCTTAAAAGCGTTGCGGCAGGACTGGACCATAAGCTCCTCGAGGAGCAAATCAGTGTCACGCATGAGGCTCTGCCGCTCTTAAGGGCGGCTATGGCTACGGACTACGCTTGGCTGCGTGCCCGTGGCCTGGATCCGTCTGGCCCGACCTCTCTCGTCAACTCAGAGTACCGAGTTGTTGAGGGTAGTCGAGGCGTGACTGTTCCGAAAAATGCGAAGACTGACCGTTTTATTGCAGCTGAGCCTTCTGGAAATGTGTTTCTCCAGCTCGGTTTCGGCGCGTACTTCCGTCAGTGCCTCACTCGCGTTGGTATAGACCTGAATGATCAGTCGATCAATCAAGGCCTTGCCCGAGACGCTTTGGACCTCGGTCTCGCGACCGTCGACCTCAAGTCTGCCTCGGATACCATCACCACAGCAATAGTGTGGCTGCTATTGCCTTACAGCTGGGCCAGTGCTCTTTCGAGACTGCGCTCCCCCGTGATGACTCTTCCAGACGGAAACCGTACCTATCTCGAGAAGTTTTCGAGTATGGGAAACGGTTACACGTTCGAGCTTGAGTCCCTTATCTTTTGGGCCCTAACTGAGGCCGTGAGAGATAAGATGGGTGTTGCTGGACGCGTTTCTGTATATGGCGATGACATCATCTGCCCTTCAGAGTGTGTGCCTTTGCTTCGCGAAGTACTTGAG